CATCTACGTCACCAGACACACGGACAATCCGCTGGTCTGCATCAGTAGGCGCGAGGTCGCTGAAAGACTGCACTTGGTCTTTGTATGAAGACATACCACGGTTACCATAACCGTCCTCTGTAGTGAGAACGTCAGTTGTACCGAGGTTGGTCATTGATATGATTGAACCGTAGCGGTTGTTTGTCAGCGATGCGCCAGTCAAGTCACCTGCGAGGTTAGATGCAATCTCGTCAGTATTCTCGACGATGTTACTTGTGTCAGAACCGTTCTTAGTCTTGATGTGTGCTTTTTGTACGTTGTTTACCTTGATGCGGTAGTCTGTACTAGCGACAGGCTGAAAGACACGCACGGTGCCATATGTACCAAACTTACGGCTATCTGAGGGCGTTGAGGCCGCTACAGTCTTGTCACGGTTAACCACAAACGTGGTGTCACCAATGGTCAGAAAGCGGAACCCGGTGCTGGCTGATGTGTTTGCCAGATAGGTTTTACCGTCGGGGAAGCTAATAGTCTTCTCCACGCCGTTCGTGTCGAATACCTTGAGGTCACCATCTGTAATGGTTGCAATGAATTGCTCACCTGTAGACGACTCAAAGGCGTGGACAGCCATTTCTGTTTGGGCTGATGAGTATACTTGAGCGAGGTGCTCTGAGGGCGGACGCTTCTGCAAGCCCGACACCACACTCGGTAGGGCGTTGACCATTTCAGTGGCCGCCGTTCTACCGCGTACAGCCGGGGGCTGTTGAGAGACCCCGCTGATGAGGTTGGGGATTGTCGAGCTTACTAGGGGCATCAGTAGTACCTTCGTGTAAATACACCGCGCTGGAGCGTTGCGCTCACGTCATAGCTGTCGGTGAGGATGTTACGGTCTGCCGTTTCGTTTTCCATCTGACGCAGGTAGGCCAGAGACCTAACTTCATCCTGAGCGTTGTACCCTGAGATAGAGGGTGCGCCCAGTTGGCGTTCTTGGAATATACGTGCAGCGCGAATGGTGATGTACCGCCGTGCTGCCTCGGGGAGCTTTGAGAAGTCGTGTAGAAGGATAATTTCTACAAACACTGAACCGTCAAACTCATATGTGTTTTTATAGTCAGAACGGTTAAACAGTTTGCCATCACGCTCAATGACGTTGATGGCCGAAGACTCTGCAATGCTATCTACCCGAAGGGTGTTCAGCGGTAAGATAATCTCTTTTGAGGAGTTCGGGCTGAGTTTACGTTTCTCAGTGTTCCAGTGCCAGCCTCTAGCTTGCACTTCCCGGCTTATCTCCTTTAGTGTCTCTCTGGCTATCGAAGCGTCAACTGCCAAGTCATCAAACGAGCTAATGGGCGACTCACCGATGTTGGCGAGTAGGGTATTGACTGCCTCAAGCTCGGAGGTTGGAGTCAGTATTGCCATGATTTTCTCCAGAAAAATGAAAAAAAGCCGAGAGGCCCGAAGACCCCCCGGCTAGAATGGTTAGGATGTAGCGGCATCCAACTCAATGATGCACTCAGGGCGCAAGACGCCGTGACCGCAAGCCATACGAGATACCATCAGGCTACCCTGACGTTCAATCTGGTATTCGCTCTCGGAAGCAATATCCATCAAGTGAACAGAGCCGAGTCCTTGAGCTTGCATGACCAAAGCAGAAACAGTGCTTGCATCGACAGAGTAATCAGTCGTTGCAGAGCCATTCTGTTTACCTTGCTCGGTTGCACTCGTGTGATTGACAGCCAGATTGTTAGTTTTAACAATGTTCAGGCCAGCAACCTTGAGGATGTTACCATCGGTTACGTTACCACCGTATGCACCGTAGTCACGGTTCATGACAGACGTATCCTGTACCAGAGCATAATATACTTCAGGTGATACGAAAGCAGTCCGGTCATCCGCAGGGACGTTCTTCTCGTCCAGCTTTTGAGCAGCCGTGTACAGGTTGGTTACGATAGTTGCAGCCGACGGGCTAGTGCCAATGGCGAGGCGTTCTGCGCTGCCTTGCTCGCTAACAGCACCGGCAGTGCCAGCGCGAGTAGCTTTAACAGCAGCGGCGAACAGTTGACGGTCATACGTCTGCGCCAAGGCTTGACCCATCTGAGCGGTGTATTCAGAACGTACATCGTAGTGATTTTTGGCTTCTTCGATGTTCGCAATGAACGTCGAGGTAACCAGAAGGTCATCAATAGTGATGACTTTCTCACCGTGGTTTACGTCTTGACCGAGGATGAGTTCGCCCGGTGCGTGGTACGAAGCGTCCACTTTGCCGATGGCGGGGAATTGTGCGGATTTACCGCTTGAGATTGTACGAACACGATGGCGTTCTTTAAGAACGGTGTTGGCATTGTATGTTGCCATAACTTCGCCGCTCCAAACCTTCAAGAAAAGGTTATCAGAACCGCTTGGGCCTGACGGGATGCCAGCGTTCGTGGTTGAAAAGGTCTGTGCCATTTTTTCTACCTACTTATTTAGATTTTACGATTGGGTTGACACGCTGCTTCTCAAACACACTCAGTAAGCTGGAGGTTATCCACCGTAGTGGGCCATCCGTAACCTTGCGGTTTGTTGAATTGCGTAGATACGAGTCGTCACTCGCCGCCCTCCTAAAGAGGAGCGACAGTAGCCAATCAGAATTTTATGGAAACGATAATAAGTGTAACTGCATATTTGATGACCTTACAGCCTTCAATCAGCACATTCATAGTCATTTATTACGAGACCTATTCTTTGATGGGGATTGTACCCGTAGGTTGGACGCGGAGTTGTTCATAGGGTTTCTATCCTTATGGTCAACGTCCTTACCAGCTACGGCTGATTTACCCTTCTTTTTTATCATCAGTCTACGGGCAGAGTTACGCTTAGACCGCTTTGCGACTTGTTCTGGCCGCGAATGGTATTTGCGGTATTCCCGCCCATAGTTTCTCTTCATGTCATTTCTTCCACTTGGAAATAGACCTAAGCCCGAAAGCCGCGCCTACGGCACCAAGCCATGCGGCGATGTACCATTCAGGAACGGACTCATTTAGGGCGTTAAAACCTGCCTTCACACGTTCAGCGTATTCTTCGCCAAAGAAGACAAGCACAATAGGTACGGCTAATAGTACGCCATAGAACTCGTCGAGCCATCCATTGTCGGCATTTTTTGCCCACTGGCTCTCCCAGTCTACTTCGGACTGTGCCACCTTTTTTGCAATTTCGGTTTTTGCCTTTTGCTCCTCTGCTTTACGCTCGAGGTAGTTACCGGCAACATTACCGACGAGGCCGAGTGCTTGACCTAACAGATTAAGCATCTGTGCCTCCTTAAATAATGTTTGAACGAGACAGCTTCTGTTCGACATCAGCGCGAAACGCTGGGTCTTTTTGATAACGTGGGTCGTTCATGTCTTGCATCATTTCAGCAACAGAACGGTATGAGGAACCGCTTGTTACTGGCTGGCCTTCTACAGTCCGCGACGGTTCAACCGTAGCGTCTGCGCTGTACCGGGCTTGCAGCCCCTGTACGGCCATCATTGTTTGATTCATGTCACCGCTGTTTACTGCGGCGTTAAACGCATCAATCTCACCATCATCGAGGTTATCAGTTGCCCAGCCTAACATAGACTCGTAGCTATCTTCACCACCGACAGACCCGTAGACCTGTTGGCGGGTTGACTCGAGAAGTGCCTCTTGTCCCTGTGCATACTGGTCAACAAGTTCCCGTGGGATACCGGCATCTTGTAGAGCCTCGTAAGACTCTTCGGATAGACCGCCATTTCCCCAGTATTCAGAGGATAGGGCATCGAAGTCGAGACCGGCCTCGGTGATAACCTGCTCGGCAGCTTCGGTAACTTCCTCAGCTTCGGCAGTTTCACCTGACGACATCTTACCTTGCAGTTCGCTGTACGCCTTGGCGAGGTCTTCGGGTGAGTTAAACTTCTCAGGAAGCCACTCCGGGCGGTCACTAGGCTCACCATCAGACGGTAGAGCGGGTTGCTCAGACTGTCCTGCGGCTTGTTGCGCCTCGTATTCCTGTTCCAGAGTCGGGTTATTTTGTTCCTCAGAGGTGTTAATTTCAACACGTTCGGTTTCAGCCATTAGTTTGCTCCTTTAGCTGCTGCGTTAATTGCAGGGGCTACAGCACTTTGTGCCATATCCATCATTTGTTGTTCCTGCGTTTGTTGCATAGCAGCCTGTTGTTCGGCTTGTAGTTGTTCCTGAGACTTGACCAGACCATCCATGTCGATACCAAGGGCGGTACCTACACGCTTGATGAAGTCTGATGGGTTCAAGTGTTCAGCGATTACTTCCGGCCCTAAGATGCCTATTGATTGCATCAGAGCCTGATATTTGTTTAGGTCGTGTCCGCGACCCAGTGCTTCCAGACCGGTTACGATGGTCGGGGCAACAACACCCTTCGGCAGCTTGGGCAGACGACGTTTAGCAGTCATTCTGTCCATGATGCGGTTGACCAGCGGTAGCTGGAACTCTTGTGAGAGAAGGGAGTAAACACCGCCCAGCGCATCTTCAAGCTCACCAGCCATGTAACGAACCTCTTCGGCTGTCACACGTTCAGCCTGACGCTGAATCGAGGTGTTCATCAAGAAGGCAAACGCTAGACGCGATGTTATCTCTTGGGACACAGATGAAGCTACAGACATATCTGCTTGCTTCTGTACCTGTAGGGTGGAAACTTCTGCGGCATCCCCCGTGACGATTGCGCCATTAGGGGCTTCTGCGATGTCCTTCTCACGTGTCACACCATTCGGCGTAACCATGAACAAGACCTTAGCAGAGGCAGCGGATGCTTCCACGATTGCTTTAGATAGACCCTCCAGTGCCACGAGGTCGCCAAGGTATTCCTCGACGTATGAGCGGCCATAGTCCTCGCCATCAATGCGAGTCCAGCGGAGAGCCATGAAGGGAGGCTTCTCGAGGGGCCATTTGCCCTCAGAGCCGGGTACGATTACACCATCAATTTCTTGATAGCCAACCCACTTGTTCCCTTCGCGGTAATACTTTGTGTATACGTGAACTTCTTTTTTAAGGTCACTGGGTAAGCCCGTTTTTTCCGTGGCGATTTCCTTGAGGTCATCCGGCAGAGCGGCGAAGGCTGTCTCTTCCTTAATGATTACCTCGAGTGCGTTACCCATAGTGCACCGTTTGATAACATATCTATCCATACGGAATACACGGGCACCACCATCTTTAGGCGTAGCAAACAGCACATTACCTGATGCGATAAGCTGTTTCAGTGCCTCAAAGACCGGCGGACGCAAACCACTAGACTCAATCTCGGACATAACTGCCCGTTCAACTTTATTGAGTCCTTCTTCAACTTTGGCTCGCATACCTTCCTGCTTGGTCAGTTCTTCAAGCGTGAAGTCGTCAATAGTTAGACGAAAGAACGGACTGTTAGGCGGCAGGAGAGACAGCAATAGTTTTGCTGCGAGGTTGTTTACACCACGCGCACCGATACCCTGATAGGGCGTGTAGAAGCGGCTTGACTGGCTGTGGCCGCTTTCCGGCATCAGCGTAGGAATAGTCAAACGCGCACACTCACGGGCGCGGTCAAGAAATGTCTCACGCTCAGAGACAAGCTGCTCATAGCGTTGAGCGCAAGAGTTTCCATTGTGCATAATAATTTTCCTTATCCGGCGACGTTAGGCCCAGAACCACCTGAGATACTTAGGTTGCCACCAGCCCGGTATTGTTTGTTACCGGTAGACATCCGACTACGTGCTGCGGATATGCTTGAGCGAGCGTTGTTCTTCTTCTTTTTCTTTTTGTCAATCTTCGGGGCTTCTTTAGGATTACCCAGAGGGGCTTTAGGCGGCTTAGGTGGGTCGATGCCTAGTACGTCGTCTTTCACTTTTTCAGGCAGTAACTTGTCAACGCCATCAACAATAGCGTCCTTCGTCGGTTGCAGAATTTTGTCATCAATCTTACGTCCAAGGTCTTTGACGTTATCTTCAAAGTTACGGGCTTCTTGTTTAACTTTACGCTCAACACTCTTGGCAAAACGCTTTACTTTTTTTCCCGTCCTTTTGACGAACTTTTTAACCTTCTTAAAGAAAAACTCAGGATGTCCTGTTTCTGGGTTAATGCTATTCTTCGCATTACCAACGACGTAAGCATCCATATCTACCTCGGCAGCGTCAAATGCTTTCTTTAGGACTTTTTTAAGTTCCTTACTTGCAAGCATTTCACGGGGAATAACCAACTCACCTTTAGTGAGGTGACCTAGCACTGTATCAGTGCCACGGCCTTTTTTAGCAATAGTCATCTTTTTCATGATTAACCTGCCATATTTACTGATGTGCCTGATGTACCCTTACCTGAGATAGCCAGCTTGTTGCTTCCGGCGCGGTAGCCTTTGGTTCCGAGCTTCTTCTTACGAGTTTGCGATGCCTTAGCTGCTTTAGCTTTATCAGGAGCAGATTGCGTCAGAACCTCAGCAGGAGGAGGAGCCGGAGGGGTGGGTGCAATTTCGGGTACGTTTACATCATTTTTTAAGCACATAATGTTAGCCTTTTAATATGTTCTCGTTCTGCTCCTCAAACTTGTTCTTGAGAAATCGAAGAACGGATACTTGCCCAGCCTTAAACCAGACCTCCTTATCAGGAGTGTCTAAATTGGGATATTTGTCTGGGTAGAGTTTCTCGAGGTAATCTAAGAGAGTCTTATCTATCTGAGGAACCATGATTTTTCCTTTGAGGGTTCTATAGTGAGGGAAAATGAGGGGGCTAGAGCATAATCAGCCCTAACCCCCTGGTTTTATTGTGCATTTAGCTTTTCAAGAGTTTTTTGTGCTTTTTCCCTTGCTACAGCCTTTTCTTTGTCTGTCATCGTCCGCCAAGCGGTTATGTCAGAGACGTGGCGACCACAGCCGAGACACACGCCTTTACTCTGGTCAAGCTGGCATAGGTGTTGGCAGGGACTACACCCCATCAGGTAATGTCCACGATTTCACAAGCTCCACTGCTACAGGCCATCGTTTGTGACCCAGCAGTGTTATCTTCCTGCTCAAACTCTTGCAGCTTTGCCCAGTCTACTGACGCTGGCATCTTGCTTAGAGCTTCCAAATACTGCTCTTTTTCTATCTCCTCGTAAGGAGCTTGGCGGTATGTATGGTCACTATGTGGCAAGAATGAGATGCCGGACAGTAAATCGAAGTTGTCAAACACCCACGAACCCACTTGTAGCCACTCCTCGTCGCGCACCGAGATGGTAACGGACGGTTTGTGCTCACACCAATGCAGGGAATACCGCTTCCAAAGCTCAAGTTGCTCTAGGGCAGTCATTTGGTTACGGGTGGTGGCACCGTCTGGAGCCTTGACCGGGAAGCTGAACACCGTAGTGCTGTCAGGCTTCATGTAGTCAGCTTCGGCAGGGATGCCTTGGTCTTTCATGAATTGCGTGAGAGGGTCTTTGTTATCGCCACGTACGTTGCGAATATAGTAGTCGCTATGACGAGCATGGATGCCACTAGCACTGTCCACAAGCTGTGATACAGTACCCGAAGGCTTGACACAAGTGATAGCCGCACTCGGTGGGATTGCAAGTAACTCTGAGTAATCGTTGTTCGTTTGTACAGCGAGGCTACGAAGGCTCTCCAGAGTGGATGGGTCAGCAGTTCTTGTGATTTCATTGTCCATAATACCTGTCAAGCTAACGCCTAACAGCCTTTCTTCTTCTGTGTTTTTGCGCC